CTACATAATTGAGAATTGGCCCTGCTGAAGCATCGGAAAGCAATCTTCTCCAATCACCGTGAGCATAATATAATGAGCCGGTATCATGTGTATGAGCGACAGCGCCGTGGTATGTGCTTGCTGCCGGTAAGTCAGCATATAGAGAATAATAAAATGATATTTTATGAGGTTTATTATATAGATCTAAGTTACCCGAACTATCGAATAAATCTATAAGCGTATTACCGGTAGTACCGCTATTGCTGTATATCTCATTAAAGTTATCGTTGACTTTATCGAACGCAATTCTTAATGGATCGCCTGACCCATCATTAGCACTTGCGCCGATCCCTATTGTTTGCTTGGCCATAGCATTTTATCCTTTAAATTCTTATTTGAATATTTATTATATTGGTTCGTGATCTGATGTAACATAAGTACTATCAACAGTAAAGTTTGTGACTGAAGCTTCAAGTGTAGCTGTGTTAGCTAAATCTAGAGCTGAACCGTATCCATCATCGTTAAAGAACCTGATGAATCTTGGTTTTGTTGTACCAATGTTTTCGTATTTGTAAATGAAGTCACCAAACATTTTAGTACCTGCAAGGTGTACATTCTCTTTAAGTAATTTTTCGTATCTACTCTTATCAAGCGTAGATTTAATTTGGTATGAATATTCTTGGTAGAAATTACTATCTTGTATTCTCATTCCTGCACTAGAGTATTTTACTTCTGGAACAACGCTATACAAATTAGGATATGAACTATACCACCATTGTGCTTGCAAACTTGGAACTACTATATTATTCCATCTATTTACTGTGGCCACATCTGCTTTTTTCCCTTCTAAATAAAGGAATTGTAAAGCATCGGCTGACGTAATAGAACTACCAGACTGGTTCATATCTAAATAAGCAAATCCATCTGAAGCTATCGATTCGCCCCAGGCGGTAAAGTCGGCTGGTGTAGTACTAACACCTACTGCAACTCTTATTGCTTGAGTACTAAATTCTGCTGTTGGTAATATTAGATTTGCATCAGTAACTGGTTGAACAATATAACCATCAATATGTGAAGTATAATCTTTCCAATAACCTTTATTTCTACCTTGGGTGTTAGCTGCAATTGTACCGAAAGCTAATTCTCTAGTAATGTCGTCTGGATCAACAAGTGTTCCAGTGTCACCATCGAGATAAGAAAAACCTGAGTTATTAATAGCTACTGTATCAATATATCCTGTTTCATAATCCACATTAGCGTCTATTATAGCATTATCACCGAATATTTTAGTACTATTATAATCAAGCGAAACACCTTCAACAACATATTGGTCAAGATTACTACGTGTAACGTTATTAACACCCGAGAATCCATACCAAGTATTTGGTATTATCGTTATAGTACCTGCATCAGCATCCTTAGATATAACAACTCCGGTTGCTGATGTATTAGATTCAGTAATAGTTTCTTGTAATTCAAAGAAAGAAACATCAGGCTTATTAACTAAACGAATGATCTGATTTTTCTTATTAAATTTTGTAATAAAATTGTCTTTAGCTTTAGCAAAGATATCGAAATTATATCCTTTACCTGGATTAACATTTGCAAATCCAGTAATTGTACCAATTTCAACAGCTTGAATATCAAACGCGTCTGATAATACTGTGTAAATATTTGGAGCAGCAGCTGTGCCCGACATATTAGTTGCGCCACTATTATAATCACTTATGTTTGCATCACCAGTTACACCTGCAGCTATATCTGTTAGGTGAACTTGAATACCTAAAAACGGCTGAATTAAATCTGTAATTAACGGAACTGCTTGTGTATTTGATAATATAGCAGTAACGTGTGTACTAGCATCTGGTGGACTACCGTCTGGATAAAGTATACCAGGAGATGGAATTACTGGTGTTCCTGAAACATCGCGCTGAATACCTAGTGCTTTTAAATCGATGTTTGGACTACGATCAACTGTACTAATAGCATATGTTTGACTAAATGATCCAGTCGTTCTTTTAACACCAATACTTCTTGCGTTGGTTCCAACTACAAATCCTTCATTACCTTGAGTGTCTCGTAGTACTTCACCGTAAGTAAATACCGTTTCGTCACTGATCGCTCTTTGAATAGCTTGGTCTGATACTATAAGAGATGTATTAGCAACTGTATATCCGAAACCACCATCTATAATATCATAAGCAGCAACACTATCTGTTTCTTTAGATACTGTAACAACTATACCTTCACCACCAGCTCCTGATGTTGTTCCTTTAACATTGAATATATCGCCAGGTTTATTATTAGGTAATTTCTTTGCATCAGGTCCGCCTGTAGGATCTACAGTGAATTCAGTTAAGGAACCGTTTAAACGACCGAAAGTAACAAGTTCGCCTTTAATATTAGTATAGATATCGTCGTACTTTACAAACTTACCCTGTACATTGTCAAGGTAAATAATTGGTGTGTAAATACCATTAATTAATATCGAATTAATTTTAGTTACTGAAGCAACTGCTTTGGATATACTACCAGTAATATTTTTCGATATAAGATCAGCATATGAATATTGTATGTTTGATTTACTTAAAAATTGATTAGTGTTTGGAAACATCTGAAGGAATGTACCAGTTTTCCATTCTGAATTAGATGGCTTAAGCATCTTAGACGACGGATAAACAATATCAATATCATATTCGTTGTAGAATATAGAAAAGAATAATTCAATACCAGCTTTAGTACCCTTTCTTCTATAAAGGTCTAATATATTCTTAACAAGGAAAGGTACCATCTCTTGCTTTAATTCTAAATCAGCTAGATATTTCTTTTGGAAAAAGATAAGTATTGATTTTATTGTTGTATCAACATCTTTATAATCGTAGAAACGTCTGGAAACATAAAGAGACTGGTTAGTCTGTGTTTCCATAAACTTATAATAGTCTTTTGCTAATTGCACTAGCTCAGGACCATCTTCACGATAGATCGCAGGGAATTGCTGATTAATAAAAAAGCTTATACTTTTTTCTATCTGCGAATAATTATCAGCCATGAATCAATTTCCTATTAATAATTGCTTGCTGTTGAATTGCTTGCTGGTGTTATGAGTGAGCCGATCGCTGAACTTGAGGCTGTAGTAGAAACACCAGGTATTTCTTCAAGTGCCATATTAACTTGCACGTCTGTATCTCTAATAATAAACACACGACCTTTCGGTGAAACAATATCACTCTTCTTAGAAGATATCATTACTTTAATTGATGAACCATCAAATGCTTCAACTATTAAGTCGTTAAGTTTAATTAATCCTGTTGTATAATCTACAGAACCAACATTTGGATTAGATACTTGAGGGTTTGTAGCGTCATCAATAATTGTCATTAAATTACCGAGACCATCGTCTTGTAAATAAACACAAATTTTATTAACATCAAACGGTGTACTCTTAACAGCTGGTTTGTAATCTTTAAATCCGTTAGCATCTCTAAATGGATATGGTTTAATTAATTCCATTTCAAATTTAAAGGATGGAGCTGATTTAATATTTAAAGTAGGTACCCAATCAATCATTGGTTTAACTGTTAGTGTACTACTTTGAATACCTGTATCAATAGCGTCAATATCAGATGTTAATTTACTCTTACGAATTTTAACATTAAAATCTTCAAGGTTAGTATCTGCATAAGTCTGTATTTGTGCTCTAACAAGTGATTCAAGTTCTGCTGAACTCTTTTGAGTTGTTTTATTACTATAAACAATATCAGCAACAACATCTGCAAAAATAAATTTAGTTTGTACAAATATTGGCTCGATTCCTAATGGACTCTTTTCTTTTAAGTATGTAATATAAGTATTAGCAAGTGTAGAACTAATCAGTGTTGTTTCTGCATCTAAATATACAGAAATACCAACACGGCCAAATTGAGGTGGTTCTAATTCTTCACCCCCATAAGCACTTACACTTTTAATTTCAGGGAATGCTTGCTGTAATAATATTTCGTAATCTTTTGTTGTAACTGCACGTTCTTGAACTGCTAAAGACTTAGGTGCAAAATATCTAATGCTCTCAGTACTTTCACGTTCGACACCACCAGCAGCAGCTGCTATACTAGTAACGTTAATTGTAGCTCCGTCAATAAAACTTGAGGTGAAAGAATTAGCTCCATTTGCTAATGCGCCAGAACAAACACGATATCGTACTCTTACATCTTCAAATTCTTCAGGTTGTAAACCAAATTCGTTTTTACCAAAATAAACCGCGTATCTGTTATCTAAATAAGGTTCAAGATAGAATACTTTGTCTGATGGTTTAACACCGTAAATAGTATTAGCTCTTGAGAATACGTTTCGATCTTCTTGCTGTTCAGCATCAACAAATACTACAATAGAGTCTGTATCAACTTCATCATTGGTTAACTGAACACGTAATACACCGTCACCATCAATAATAAATCCTTCTCTTTGGAATGAAGCAAGTATTTGTCCTTCAAATATATCAACATTATCAGCTACATATATACCAGGCGCTGAACGTCTTGCAATATATGTTTGATTAGTTACGAAGTTAAAGGATTCTCCTTGGTAACTAGAACTGAAGTTTGTATAAGTTGGAATAGTTAATGTTGAAGCGGTAGCAGTAGCATCAGTAATAGTAACACGAACTGTAGCTTTAGCACTCTTACGAGATCTTGGAATATAATTTAATTCTTTAGCATGAGAAACAATAGAGTTCTTTAAGACGGCCGAGTCAAGAAACATCTCATTCATTGTCATGTTAGTATAGAAATTATTTTGGAAAGTATTAAAAGCAAGCACATCAAGCATCGCGCTCATGTTCGAACCTTCAAAATTATAATCTTTGAATTGAGTCTGCGTTTGCAGATATGTTTTTAACTGACCTTTTATCGAATCAAAGTCGAGTTCGGTAATCGGTGTTTTTGGATTGGCCATCTTATCTTATCCTTTCTAAAATTACATCGAGAGTTATTGGACGGTCGACGTTTCGTATATAAAATTTTATTAAAACTCTGACAGTATTATCATCGTATTCGCTTGTTGCAGTAACATCTATAATTTCTGCACGTGGCTCATAAGTTGTTATAGTATTTTTACATCTGGTTTCAATTGTTTTTAATACACCTGGAGTAATGTTTTCAAATAGTAATTCGCGTATTCCGCCACCTATAAATGGCTGCATAAGTCTTTCGCCAGGATCTGTTAAAATCAGATTCTTTATAGATTGTTTTACAGCGTCTTCGTCTTTTAATAGAGCTAAGTCTTTTGAAATAGGACTAATTCTTAGATCTTTATGAAAATCTGCATACAAATTCGGCTTTTTACTTACCGGTGTTTTACTAATTATCGTCATCTAGGTATATCTCTTATGTCTAAATGTATGTGCTTATCATATATTACAATGTATCTAAAACCAGCAGCAATAGCTCTAGTCTTAAATTCTTCAACTTTTTCATCACTATTTAAATTAAAGTTGTTCTGTATATCTATAACAAGCCCACTTAAGTGGCTGCTTTCAGGTGAACCTTTTATTTTATCGTTATATTCTTTATTCACCCAACCTTTGGTAATAACTATTTTCTCACTTAGCTTTGATTGCAGCCGTGCAAGATAAACCTTTACATCTAAATCAAGATGAGTATAAGCAGGTAATCCTATACCATAATCATCTTCTTTAAAACTCTTGGCGGATGGATCTAAACCAAACCTTGAATTTGTGCCTTTTAAAACAGCCAAACAAGGTGGTAGATCTTTATATTCTTGAGCAGTAATCTCTTTTACAACTATTGCTGGTCCGCCATTAGGAGTTCTAAGTACTTGTCCAGAATCGCCTTCCCATACATCCCTTAGACTATTTATAGTCGCACGTCGCTCTTCTGTAGAAAATCTTACACCTCCGTTACGAATTGCCGTAGATGTATTCATATTTCCAATGGTTTGTAGTCTTTGTACTACTCTTTGATAACGATTACCGAAACTATCTAATGGATTTTTAACTTCTCTAATAAGAGCTTCAACGTTAGTAGCAAGTGCACAGAATCTATAAACTAAGAATTGTACTGTTTCTAAATCAACGTTTTCAAATAAACTTAACGTATAATCCATAAAGCTTTTAAGTTTATCTTTAAGCTTTTGTTGTTCGTTTTCAGTCATCTCATTACACATACGTTCTTTAAGCGTCATTACTCTTTTTGTATGCATACGGTTGACATTTGTTACAGCGTCTGATATAATACCTACAGGGTCAAAGTTTTCAATAGCAGCCATAATATCTTGATAAACTTTTACTATAACATCAATAATCTTAGTTTGTATTTCTTCAATAAGCTTGTCGATAATCTGCTCTTGAATTAATGTTTTAAATCCATCATAGTCTCTTGGTATCTTATTATAAATTGCTATAGCGTCTTGGATTAATCCATCAACGACACCTATTAAATCATAGAACGCATCTATTTGATTAAAGATATTCTTTAGACTATTACAGAAACCACCTAAAATACTTTCAGTAATACCACCGTTATAATAATTGTTTAATTCTAAATTAAGCTTTGAAAGATTATTTTGATTAATTAAACCATCAGCTGTGTAATTATACGCTTCCATGAAATCTGCCATTTCAAGGTTTGTAATATTTCCACGATCCCATCTTGCAGCTAAAGCATCACCAGCATTACTACCTATTCTATTGCGCCATGTAGTATTAATATAATCTACAGCAGTATAGAAATTATCTCCATATCTATTAACAGCAATTTTAATTGGATTCTTATCTGCTTCTTGTAAAATATTTTTAGCAAGATCTTCTGCAAATTTATCAACAGCTGCTAAGGTATATTGTCCATTAACAGAAATCGGCTCTTGAGCAAGACCTTGTTTATTAATATATGTTTGGTCTCTTGTATCAGTACAACTAGCCATTGAAATCTCCATCTGCTGAGTCATCTAAAGGTGAAATAAATCCAAGAGCGTAACCTAACGCAAAATAACCTTTTGACACAATTGTTTTTCCGTAGCTTGCTGGTTCTGGCATCTGAATACGTGGTAGTCCTAAACCGCCACCTGGTACTGGATTGATACCTGTTATCACACTAAATGGTGAAGTTAATACTGCTGTAGCAAAGAGTGGTCCGTTTCCTGTAGGATAAGCCCAACCCGAAGTCACGCCAGGTAATGGTGCAGCTATAGGATTACTTAATGCAGCAGGAACTAATGCAGGTATAGTTACATTTGGTGCTGTTATTGCTACTAACCGGCCGACACTAACTGCACACGTACTTCCAGGTGAAGTACTAGTTGGTAATGGCGCTGCAAGTATTGCTGTATTAAGTGTACCAAAATTACCAGTTGTGGCTGATAGTGTTGTTGCTAATAGTGCAGCAGTGTTTACTGCTCCTGCGTTCCATAATCCACTGAATGAACCTGTTGCAGATGTAAATTGACATTGCAACGCGTTAACACTAAATCCAGAAGCACCAACACCGCCTGATAAAGGTTTAGGTGGTATTAAACCAGCAGCATTATTAATAATATTAGAACCAGTTAAATGAATATCCATTGGAGTGGTTAATTTGATCGCTTTATTAGAATATATGTCAAATGTATTTAAAGCAGTATTTTTAATATTTAAAGATACTGAATTGATTTGTTTTTCTGCTTCGATCTGAACTTCGTTTTTACCAAATATTGTAACTCTATCAGCATTACCTTCAAGCTTGATATTAGCACCACGCATATTTAAATGACTACCAACATTATAGAATGAACTACCACCTATAGTAACTTCATGTTCACCGTGAACGATTTGTTTATAATCGCCCATGATTTCTTCTGTTTTATTTCCCTTAACATAAACATGAGAATTACCATTAATTGTAACAACATTATGAGCTGATGACTCGTGTTTAGTTCCTATAGTAACTTCGTAGCGATCGCCATCTGCGCGTTCTTTAACTGAGCCAGTAGCGTCTATTTCAATATAAGAACCAGACATGTGATGTATATGAATTCTTTCTGCGCCAGGAGTATCATCAATTTCTATACTATGTCGTGCTGTTTCTATAACACGGTTATGAGGATATTTTGCACCATAAGCAGGTGGTGGTTCGTCCCATGTTAATTCTGAATCTGCAATCTTTTGTTTTGTTATTGCGTTTGAAAATTGAGGTGTTATATAAGTTGCAGCAAGATCTTCTGCTCTTCCTAATCGACTCATTTGTGTCATACCAAAAGATTCAGGATCTAAACCCTGAGCTCTTAGTGGTGCGTCATCGCCAGGAACAACTCCCCATTTGTCTTTGTCTGGATCGTGCTTTTCAGTATACTGCGCTGGTATTAAACCCATTATCATTGGATGTTGTGCTTCATCACCATCTAAAAACATGCCAAATACAAAACTATTTAATTTTGGGGGTGGATTGTTTGGTTCGTAATTACCAGCTACACATACAGCCCAAGGTAGTGCTATAGTAGGAATTTCTTCATCTGTATTTTCACCATGCACACCAAATGCGCGAACTTGAACACGGCCTTGTTTTGTTGGATCATCATTATTTTCAACCACACCAACAAACCACATTGGATTTGCTATTCCCATTCCTCTACTCATTACTATACTCCTCCCTTGGTATCACTTGCTGCATCACTCCACCCAAATTTATATAAGGACATTGCAGTTTGTAATTCCCCATCACCAATATTATTTTCAATTGCTATTATTAAATACCTTCCGCTCAACTGTTTATTATTTTGTGATTGATTACCGGCTGTCATTTCTCTAATATTTAATTTAATAATATCACCAGCTTGAAGATCTAAACGCCCTGAAGTTATAGCACTTACCTGTGTTGCAGCTGCATGGAAAGCGAACATGTTTCTTTTAGCTGCTAAATCCCTAAAATTAGTTTCAGGCCTAAATGCTCCTACTAAATTTCTATCAGTATATTCTCTAATAATCATCCACTGCTTTGCATTTTCTTTTGTAAATGTGTCAGTCATGAATTTTTCTGTATGAATATCTGTTCCTAACGACGCAGTCTTACCACCGACATCTGTAAATTCTTTGTAATAATCTTTATAATGGTAATCAAATCTTTTTGCTGTTCTTTTTAAGATATCAA